ACTGTTCAATTTCTTTAGGTTGTAGATCGCCTACATCATACTTACCTAGTCTTGAAAGTCCAGGAATCAAATCATATAGAAACGCTTTTTGGTTTATAGGCATACGTTTCAATATAGGCATGTCCCCCATAATACTAAAATTCTCTTCATCATATCTTTCAGCAGGAGACATTTCAGCAAGGCGTTTTTGATACGCCTCGTTGTTTTTTATTATTTCTTCTGGGGTGAGATTAACCATTACGTTTTTAGAGTGTGTCTGTTCAAAAGAAAATCTTTAAAAGAACTGGGTAACGTTTGATGTTGTTCTTTATATCTGCCTATTTCAGGCATCAGGTCTTCTGCAAACGGAGAAAGAGTTCCTGATCCGAATACGCTTTCAAGGTTTTTTGGATCTTCTATTACGTTAAGAAAGTCTGAAAATTCTTTTTCCATCGCTTCTGGGTTTACTTCAAAATCTACGTTAGCATCGTACCCGTCACCGAAGAAGCTGTATGGGTTTTTCTTATAGTCTTTTTTATAGATATACTCAGGAGAAAACTTTTGTCTATCTGCTTTTCTTATGTACTGTAAAGCATCAAAACGGTCTTCTTCCCCCATTTCAGACAACAAGTCATTAATTCTGCTTGGTTCTTTAGGTGGTTCTGTCATAGCTAATGGACCCGCAAATGGACCTTCAGGTTTTTGAATACTGAATTTTCTAGCGTCAGCAACTATGTCTAAGATCCCCGCCATCTCTAAAGTATATTCGAAAAATATTTTTTCGCAAAATTTTTTTGACTAGGGACTTATTCATAAACTACTTGCAAAAGCGGATGCAAGTCCAGGGGCGGGCGGGTGGGACCCAGCAGGCGACGGGAAGAGGGGGTATGGGGGTGCGATTTATGGATCTGGGGAGCGGGATCGAGTAGACGAATAAGAGAGTAAGACAGGCAAAGAAAAGCCCACCGCGATGCAGTGGGCTAGTCAGTCAGTCAGCGTTATGCTACTGTGATGAACTCAGACTTGATAAGCCTGTTCTTGTAGAACTGCCAGATCTTCGCTGGAGTCTGGACTGTGTTGAACTCAGCAACACTATCTAGTGCGGAGTTAAGACCAGATGCGTCAGTTCCAATTAACTGCTCAACAGTCATGCTATTACTATCTGCATCCGCTAGTGCTTTTAAGATGCACTGTGCTTGATGAGGAAGTTTATTTGCATTAGCAACAGTATTCAAAGTGATGACTGAAGTTTTATCAAACCTTCTTCCATTACCTTGCACTTTAAATGAAGTGAAGTTATTAGTTGCTTTCTTTTCTATAGTTTTGTTTTTCATAATATTTCTCCTTTCTTGAAAAACCGCCCGACTTAATTATCGAACATAAGCATATCATACTGCTTTACTTTGCGAATGTATACCAAAGAATAAACTTATTTATTTTTATTTTTTATGCACTAATAAGAGGTAAATAACAGATAACAACGAACGAAGAGACGAAGAGACGAAGAGAACAGTGTATGGGTAAGGGAACGGGGTCAGTCAATGATAGAGTAGAGTGATAGAGTAGAGTAGAGCAAGAGACGATAGAGTAGAGCGAAAGAAAGGGCGACCGAAGTCGCCCAATCGTGATTAACTGACAGTGATCAAACCATCCGCAACCAATCTAGCTTTGTAGAACTGCCAGATCTTTCTAGGTGTTTGCACTGTTTGCAATCCAACCTCATCCAATCTGCTATCTAACCCAGCCTCATCTTTGCCGATAAGATCCTGGACTGTCATCGTGTGGTCTTTAGCTTTCACCAGACACTCGATAATTTTGCCAGCCTGAGCAGGCAGTTTACCTGTAGGCGTTGCAACCAATGTAATGATTGCATCGTTGCTATAACTACGACCAGTTGGTGCTTTGTAGTTAGTATCTATAGTTTTTTCTGTTTTCATAGTATTTCTCCTTTCTTGAAAACTGGCAGGCTTAATTGCCTAACCATCCAATCATTATACTACTTTACTTTAAGAAAGCAACCAGTGTTAGAACCTATTATAAAATTAATAAATGGATCACAGGAGGCAGGAATCGTCTCTTCTTCTAATCGTCTCTTCGTCTCTTGTTCTTGGGTATGGGTTCGTGGTCCGTTGGCGTTGATAGAGTAGAGTGGTAGAGTAGAGTAGATTGAGTGAGCTCAATCCTTTTTGGAGAACTCACCTTCGATCACGTTTGACTCGCTTGCTCGCTTCTTGATCATTTCTTCAAGTCGAGTGAGTATGTCGTCTTTGGACATCATATCGATCTTCGCGGTCAGGATCTCGCGTCTATCAATGTAGAGTCCGCCTGCCTTGCCTCGATGGACCTCCGCTGTGATGGCTGCGGATATCTGTCCTTGGTCTTTAGCCTCCTCCCGTAGTTCGTGGAGAGTGGACAAATGGTTCTCTAGGGAAACTGCGTCCTTCTCTGAGGCTGTGATTTCCAAGTCAATGAGGTAGTTTCGTACAACTGGGTTATGATTTAGTAATACACTCCCTTGTGTCTTCGCACCCTTTCGATCTTTCGTATACCCTGCTTTAATAGCCGCTTCAGTAGCTGTTTGACCTTTCAAATACTCCTTACAAAATAGTTTTTGCTTTGAGTTGAGCGGTTGCCATATCTTACCCTTGTCATCAATGTATGCCTTACCATCTTCTGTCGGCATTAATGAAGTATATGTTAGTTGTTTCATCGCATCTCCTGGACTTACCAAATGTTATTACAATAATATTAGAAAACTATATCAATTATATACTTTTCTCGTGCCCTCTAGGTATCTTACCATACATTTGTAATAACTAATAGAAAATCTATTACTTTTGATGATCACAACAATCCAATGACCAAGAGCCTTGTAGAGCTATTCTATTAGTATATTAGTGATATTAGTAGTTTTACGATTATTTTTTCAAAAACTTTTTTCTTTTACAGAATAACAATACACATAGAATAATAGGGCAATAAAAAACCCCGCACGAGACGGGGTTCATTAAAAACAGGTTAGCGAGTTATTCGTAGTGTGGCGTATACTCAGGATAGTTTTTACCTTTGTTAGTTGTCACATCAATCCTATATGTGCCGCGTCCCCATGTGCCGCCTCGTATGAGGTAGTTGTCATCGCCGTTTCCAGCGTCGTCGCAACCATCATGCGGTCCATAGCCTGTGTTGTATTCGAGCTCATCTGCTTGTTCGAGCTCTTTTTTAACCTGTTCTGAGTAAGCAACAGCGGATTCATGAACATTTCCATATTCACCCATGCCAAAGAATTGTTTCGTTTCTATTAGTTCTCCTGTGTCGTAATACCAACCGCCTTCTTCAGGTCCTCCATAGGCACGATCCACTATATAAACATTAACGAACCAATCAACTCTGTCTGGTGTGGTAACAAATCTCTTAACTTTATTCATGTCTTTCTCCTTTCTAATAGTTGTTATTAACTAAAAACTGGTTTTCTCCGACCCTAGTAACAAACTCACAATCTAATGCCTGCTCTAGTAGTTCATCTTCGTCCAGTTCAAAATTAAAACAAGGTGCTTGGTTCAACCACAGTTCTTTCTTTGTAAAAACTGTTCTATTTTCTTCTTTGGTTACTGTATTCATAACTTTCTCCTTTCTAGTTTATGGTTAAAATATTTTTTAACCTTGCACCCATTATACTAAAGAATAAACCCATTTACTAGCAGTGCTACAAACCTCACGCGGACGATTAAAAGAGGCTTTTTTGCTCATGCGATTCTTTATAAGGTAACAGTTCACACCAATAGCCGTCGGTCTCATTACTCCAACCATAAGTATAGACAAACTGCTCCCCTGTCTCCATATCTTCCAGTATTTCACCACTAGCGGTTTCATAGTTTTGTAGTATAGGATCAGAAGTTAGTGATTCAATGGGTATTTCCAAAGAGAGCTTACTTTCTATTATGGTTTGGAAGAGTTCGCCATAATGCTCTAGGATATCTTTTACATCGTCGACTGTGCAAACACAAACATGAATTAATACTCCGCCTTCTGCTTCAAGGTAGAGTTGATATAGTTTTTTCATTGAGCACCTCCCGTTATCATAGCCAACGCAAACATAACAACCATCGTTATAATCAACGCCGACAAAACCAATATATCGTCAGGTCTATTATTTCTTCTCATTAGTCTTCTCCTGAGCCATAAGCATAAGTAGTCGAGTAGGGATCACATGCTCATTATTGCAAGTATCACAACACCTGCCGTCGTTGATAGGTTCGGCGTTATTGCCGCCGTCCCAGACTATCTCGCCATCGTCATTCCTTAACGGCTCGATATACCCCTCGCAAATACTACATTTGCGGTCTTCTAGTTTAGTTACATTATCCATTACTCACCTCCTTAAAAAGTGATTTTTTGCGTCTAGCAATAGCTGTTCCGTCGCCCAGTTCATCTATTTGTTTGGCAACTGTGTTAATAGTGAACGCCATCGTCATTGCACAAAACCAAGCGTTTTCTTTACCTGCGAATCCAGTCATGTAGTCCATAATTTCTTCGGTTGAATCGAAAGTAGCAAAGAAATTGTTTTCTACAATCACTAAAGGTTCTTTCTTTTTAGGTTTACTCATATATTTCTCCTTTCTAATAGTTTGTTTAATATACCCTTATATTATATAAAA